ATGAGTAAGCAATGTGTTATTTGTGCTGCCGAGTGCGGCATAATTGAAGTGGAGGAGAAGTTTCTCCACAAAGGCGCTTATTTGTCTGTTCCGGGTATTAAATATTACAAGTGCTCTTCTTGTGAGGAAGAGTTCGTTGACTATGCCCTGGATAAAGAGAACTCTTTCCTTGTCAATGAAAAGAAAAAGCAAGCTGAAGGAAGAAGAACCGCTGGTGAAGTTTTTCGTCTGAGGAAGCGCTTTGGGATTTCTCAAGCTGATGCTGCCAAGGTCTTTGGGGGTGGTGCAAACGCTTTTTCAAAATATGAGCGAGGTGAAGTGACACAAAGTGCAGCTATGGATAAGCTGATGAGTGTCGCAGAAGATATACCAGGTGTTATGGAATATCTGTGCGAGAAAGAAGGCGTGGAGTATTCGCGTGAAGTTAAGAAAGCCTCTAAGAGGGGGCTTGCCTCTGCATCACCAATAGAAGATCTTTGTGCGAAGTTTTCTGCAGGGAGTGCTATGTGGGGGACTTCGCTGAGGAAAGTTCGGAAGACTTACGCGGAAGTGTCAGTTGTTAGTGCTCTAAAGGTGGCAGAGTCAGTCGATGAAGATGCTAAATATAGAGTCTTTGTCTATGGAGTTTCAAGCGCTCTGAATGAGCTTTCAACTCCTAGGATCAAGGAGTTAAGTTCAGATGAAGAGTTGTATCGCTGTGGGTTTGATTCTGAGCCGGATGCTGAGTTAGAGATGAGGCACTGAATATGAATACTGATCTCATCCATGAGGTTTTGAATGATCTATCAATCATGGATGTTTATATTGTTGATTTTAGTTTCAAGCCTCATGGGGATTACTATCCTCGTTATCTCCCTGAGGAAGACTCATTGGGGTTTCAGGATAAGTTGGCCATAAGTTCAAAAACAATATCTGTGGGCGAAGATGGTGAAGAGCAATATATATTTTTGACTGAAGCATCGTTAGGTAAAAGAGTTGTTGTGATGAAGGATGGTGAGGACTCTCCGCTCTTCTCTATAGAGGCTACCTTCAGAGCTGAGTACCTGATGAGCCGGCCTGATTTAAACAAGGATGCACTCAAAGAGTTTGCAACACATAATGGGTTGCATGCGATTTGGCCATTTTGGAGACAGTTTGTTTACGATATGATGCCAAGGCTCAGGCTTCCAATCCCAGAGATACCGCTTCGGGAGCCACTTTACAAGAAAAAGCAGTCTGAAGCTTAACTTGATGGAGGTACTACTGGGATGCTCAAGTCGTAAACATCCATCATTCCCGCTGATCTATGTCCGCTGGCATCTTGCTTCTCGTGGCGGGTGCCCACGGTATCAGTAATTCCCTTCCTTTTGAGATCGTGCATGCTGAAGCGCTCGTCTTCGGTGATGATCTCGGCCTCCATAGCCCGGCGGATGAAGCGCTGCCAGGCGCTGTCGAAGGATGACTTTCGCAGCGCGTCGCCGGAGCGGGAGACGATCAGCGGGCGGCGATCCGGCAGCATGGGTACCGCTCGGCTCCGGCGATTCCAGATCTCGGCGCGGCGATCGACGGCAGCTTGCCAGGCGGCACGCAGGCGAGGCGTCCAGGCGACGATGTTGTTCCGACTGCCCTTGCGACGATTGGTAAGCAGGCCCTCGGGGCGGGCGTTGGCGTCGGTAAGGGTGATGACTTCGATCCCCCGCAAGCGGCACAGATAGGCAAGTTCCATGACGATCCACAAGTAGGTGGGGCAGCTTCCTTTCTGGCCGCGCCGTGGGTAGTCGTTGCCGGTGGCCTGGGCGTGGGCGATCAGCTTGGCCATTATCGGGCTCTCGGGTAGCCGGCGCCGCTCGCGTTCCTTGGCGTGCTCGACGCCGTGGGCCGGGTTGTCGTCGCAGTAGCCGCGGTTCCGGCCCCAGCGGAACAGGCGCCCCAGGTAGCGCAACACGGCGTTGGCCTTGCTGGGGGTGCCTTCGTCGGCGATGCGATCGACCAGTCGCTGGACGACGGCGGAGGTGATCCGCTTGGTGGCCAGGTCACCGAAGGGTATGCCGAGCCGCGTGGGCTGCTCGAGCAGCACAGCGGCGGCGTAGTCGTACCCTTCCCGGGTCTTGGCGGCGAGCTGCTTGAACTGGCTGCTGTCGTGGAACTGCTGGCTGAGCCAGCGTAGCTTGTGCCGATCGGTGTGGCTCAGGTCATCGGCGAGCTGGTGCAGCTCGGCGAGGGTGGCCCGGGCGGTGGCGATGTTCTTGCGACGCCGGCGGTCGCCTTCCTGATAGATGGTGTACCAATTCCCACGGCCGCGGTGGTCGAAGTAGATGCCGTCGGGCAGCTTGGCCTGGTCGATGTGCCGGGGGATGTGAGGGTTGTGGCCGCGCTTGCGGCCACGCTTGGCGGGTGGGCTCATAGGATGCTGGCGTCGTAGCGTTCGTCGTTCTGTGCGTGGGGCGTGAGGCCTCCGGCCTGGTTGACCAGGTCGATGGTGGTCCAGGGGCCGAGCCGGCCCCGGAACACCTTCACTCCCTGCTCGACCAGGCAGCGCTCGATGTCGGCGGCGCGCTGGTACCCGGTGATCTCGCGGAGATCCTCGCAGGATAGTACGTTCGGGCTAGCCATGGCGTGGCGACTCCTTGGCGGTAATGCCCCGCGGTGGCTGCCAGCCAGTGGGGGCGAAGTCGCAAGTCTTCATGACGCCTCCCTTGCCGAGTGAGCGGCATATTGCGCAGATATGCGGTGAATGGCCGGTGTCTGAGCGTGATGTTGCTCAACATGGTTCGCCCTGGCGATGGCGGCCATGGGCAGAGGACTGACGCTGTTGCCGACCATCCGGGTCTGGGCCGTGGCCGTGAAGCGCCGGCCGTCGTGGCCGTGATCGATGACGTAGGTGTCGGGGAAGCCCTGGGCGCGGTACAGCTCCCGGGGCTTGAGCATGCGCAGGGCGATGTCGACGATCACGTAGGGCGTGCCCTGGATGGTGACGGTGACCAAGGCCAGGCGATCGCGGGTGGTGATGGTGTCCAGCGGAGCACGCAGGTCGCGCGGTTCGCCTTTGCCGTAGTAGTTGATCAGAAAGGCGACGCGCAGGGCACCGGCCTTCTGGTCTTGAGTGAGCGGGGCCGCCAGGCTGGCCGTGACCAACTGCTGCTGGGTACCGCGGCCGGTGATGGTGCTGAGAGGATCGCGGGCGTCTCGGCCGGCGCCGTCGTAGAAGCCGCCGTTCATTTGGGCCATGAAGGCCGTGACCAGGGCATGCTTGCCGCCGCCGGCGACCACCGTCCCGAGGGGCTGGCGGATGTCCAGCGCGCGGGGGGACTGGCCGGGACGCTCGCCATAGCCGGTCTGCACCAGGGTGGCGGTGGCCAGGGCGAACGTGCCGCCCCGTGGCCAGGCCGTAATGGTGCGCAGCGGTTCGTCGATCGGGTGCACGGCCACGCCGGTCCCGCCGTAGTTGGCGATGGGCACGATGAAGGGATCGCCGCTGTCGAGGACGAACTTCTGCACGCCCTTGGCGATCCGCCGCAACGTGTTCTCCGCCAGCGGGCGGGGCCGGTCGAAGATCGAGCGGGTGGGGATCGACCAGTCGATGCACTCGGCGGCCGATCGCCGGGGCTTCTGGCCACGCTTGGGGCGCTGGTGGTGCGTGGACTCCGGCCAGACGATCGGGCGGCCGTCGCATCGGGCGATCAGGAACAGGCGTTCGCGGGTAGTCGGGGCGCCATAGTCGCAGGCGCGCAGGGTGCGCCACTGCACGGCATAGCCCAGGCGGTGCAGGCCGTCGACGAAGTGTCGCCAGTTGTGGCCGCGGCGGCGTCGATCTGGTACCAGGAACTGCTGCTCGAGCGGCACGCGCTCGCCGGGTTCAGCCACGCGGTAGATCTTGCGGCCGGTGCGCGGGCAGGTCACCTGGTCCATGGTCACCACGCGGCCAGTGGCCTTGCAGCGCTTGGCCACCAGCGGCGACCACTGGAGGATCTGCTCGACGTTCTCCAGAGTGATTACCCGAGGCCGTTTCTTGCCGGCCCACTTGTGGACGACCCACGATAGCGAGCGGATCGCCCGCTTGCGTGGCTGACCGCCGCGGGCCTGGCTGTGGTGGGTACAGTCCGGGCTGGCGTGGAAGTGACCGACCGGCCGCCCCTTGCAGGCGGCGACCGGGTCGACCTCGTAGACGTCGGAGAGGTGATGCTCGGCGCCTGGGTGGTTCACCTGGTGCATGCTGATGGCGTCGGCGTCGTGGTTGATGGCCACGTGCACCGGGCGATTGAGGCCCATCTCCAGGCCGGTGCTTGCCCCGCCGCCACCGGCGAACAGGTCGACGTTGATCTCGCCCTCGAAGTCGATGGCGAACTGGGTGCGCCAGGCGAGGTTGGTGGGAGGGTTGGCGCTCATGCGGCGTCCTCCCTCAGCGCCCGTTCCAGCATGCTGACGATGGTCAGGCCGGGCGCGGCCGGCAGGTTGTCCCCGGCATACAGCCGTGCCTGCTGGACGGCACCGGTCAGGCGATCGAGCCGGGCCTCTTGCTCGTGCAGCTCGCCCAGGATCTGGTGCAGGCGGCGCACGGCGCGGTTCCACCCGTCGCCCACGTAGACGTCGGGCTCAGGCTCCGGCAGGTCGTCGCACGCGGCCAGCGCCTCCTCGATGTCGTCGCAGTCCTGCTTGGGCACTGTGTAGCAGTCCTCTTCGACGTGGTGGCAGGTGTCGTCTGCCCGGAAGTGCGTGGCGCGGGCTATGTTGCCGAGCAGCTCGACCAGCACGTGGGCCTCATCGGTTCGGGTCTTGTGGCTCATCCCTCACCTCCCTGCCGCTCGGCGGCCCGGTCCAGCCGCTCGATCTCGGCGAGGATCAGCGCGCCGGCCTTCACCAGGTTGCGGCGGGGGTGATCGGGGCTGGGCTTCCACCACTTGGCAGGCCAGGGCCAAATGGCCGGGCACTTGTTTGTGCCGTCGACGATGCCGGAACTCTGATAGGCATAGCTGGCGGCCGCGTAGGACAGTTCACCGTGCACGTACTGGTCATCTCGCTCGCGGCTGAACCCCTCGGTGGAGAGCTGCCGCATGCGCTCGCGGTAGACGTCGATATAGGAGCCACTGTAGGGGCTGGACGGCCCGGCGAAGGTGGCGTCGGCGCACAGCAGAAGCTGGGCGAAGACGGTCTTGGCGCGCACGGCGACGCTGATGATGTCGCCGTCTTCGTTCTCGTCGCGATAGACCTCGGTGAAGCCGGCGGGGTGCGGGAATTCGAGCGAGGCGATATAGGCCTGGGGGTCGTTGGCGAAGGCGTCCACGACGTCATCGTCGTCGACGGCCGGGTCGATCGGGGCCTCGATGGCGTGGATATTGACCTCGAATCCGAACGGCTCAATCACTTCATTGATGGGCCGTTCCTCGAACAAGGGGTGGTCGAACAGCTGATGGTTGTGCATGTGGTGTGCTCCCGTGCGTGGTGGTGAGCCCCGCCGCCGTGGTGGGCAGCGGCTGGGCGGTGGTGTGTCAGGCCGCGAAGTCGCGGAACAGGCACCCGGCGAGCCTGCCGGGCGAGGTGGCGAGGATCGCCTCGGCGCGCTGCCTTCGCTCCGCCGGTGAGTGGGGCGACACGCGCCGGCGAGCTGCCGAGCTCGCGGCTTTCTTGGCGGCCCGGGCGCGGGCGCTGTGGGGCGGCTCGACCAGGGCGGCGCCGCGCTTGCCGCTGCGGTACCGCATGCTGAGGGTGCTCAGCGGCAAGTCGTAGCGGTCGGAGAGCGTGGCCAGGGAGACGAGCTCCCGGGTACGCGGGTCAGTGCCCACGGTGGTCAGGAACACGCCCTTGACGGTCGACGAGCTCCCGGGTACGCGGGTCAGTGGTGAGGATCTTGCCCATGATGGTGTCCCTCAGTGCCAGATCAGCCAGCCCAGCGCCAGACCGGCGCTGAGTGCATAGCCGAGCTGGAGGTATTCGCCGAGCAGGCCGATCAGTTCCATGGTTTACCTCGTCGGGTTACTTGCTGAAGTTGCCGAGCAGCACGCGGACGGTGTCCGGGTGCAGCTGCTGCTCGAGCACCGCCTTGAACTCCTTGGCGATCTCTTCCTGGATGCCCTCGAGGCCCATGATCCGCAGCTTGATGCGCGGCTTGCTGTCGTCGGTGAGGATCGACACGCGCAGGTCGAAGGTGCGCAGGCGCAGGCCTTCATAGGGCAGGCAGGCGAAGCGGATGAACGCCGGGGTATCGTCGCCGGCGCTGGCGTCCATGGCATCGAGCCCGGTGCGCCGGGCGTTCCAGTCGCCTTCCTCGTGGGTACGCTCGGAGGTGGCCTTCACCTCGATGCGGCGGACCAGGTTGGCCAGCTGCTTGGCGCTGAGCTCCTTGCCCTGGCTGCTCTCGCCGGTGATGTGGGCGTGCCAGTCCTCGATCCAGTGCGCGAGATCCTTCTGGCCGAAGGCGCGGTCGTGGGCCTGCAGGCAGGCGGCATAGGGCGCGGTGCGCTGGAGCTTGAGCCGGGCGCGGTGCTCGCCGTGGCCGGCGGCCTCGGCGCTGCCCAGGTCGAAGAAGGCGAGGGCGTCCATGTCGTCGGTGTCGACGAACACCTGGGCGACAGCCTGGGCGTTGACGTAGGCGGCGTAGTCCTCGATGGAGCTGGTGGAGAAGGTGCCCCGGAAACGGCTGGGGGTGTCCTGGTAGCGCTCGAGCGATTCCAGCGAGTAGCCGTTCGGGACCAGCATGGTCGGCACGTCGGTGCCCGGGGCGCCGATCTGGCTGGCGGCGACGAGGGCTTCGATCTTCTCGATGGTGTTGGCGTCCATGTGTCAGTTCCTGTGATCGTGTGGTGGTTGGTGTGCGTGGGTGGGGGTGTGGGCGCGCTCAGGCGCCCTGGGTGGAGCCCTGCCCCTGGGGCTCGAACTCGAATTTGCCCTGGTTCTCGGGGAACAGCGTGAGCTTGCCGCCGCGGCCGACATACAGCGGCGTCTTGGTGGTGTTCTCCTCGCTGCGCTTGCCCTTGGCGGTGGGCACCGTGTAGCTGAGCTTGTGGGAGCAGTCGACCTGCGAGCTGTCGGCGATCTGCTTGAGGTCCAGGGTGACGGTGACTTTGCCCGCCTTGCCGGTCTGGACGACGCCGGCGGCGGCATCGCTCAGGGCGCGGCCGAGCTTCTCGCGGAACACGCCGGCATCCAGGTCGTCGAGCAGGGCGTTGACGTCGGTGGTGGGTTGATCACTCATGGTGTGCATCCTCTGTCGTGGTGGTTGGCCCGGTGGGCCGGTCAGTCCGCGGTGCCGGTGGGCGCGCGGAAATCGGTGGTCGGGATCGCGTCGACGAAGGCGCGGTTGAGCCGGGCATGCTGGCGATCCGGCAGCGCCTGGGCGCGTTCGATGGCGGCGGCCCGGCTGCGGTGCTCGATGTAGGCGGCCAGCTGGTAGAGGCAGACGAAGCGCCTCGTCTTGTGGCTGTCGTCCAGGGTGACCACGGGCAGCGGGATCTCGCCGCTGTTCAACGCCCGGCGGAAGGTGTGCTCGTTGCGGTTGCGGAAGTAGCGCTGCCGCACGTCCTCGATCGGGATCAGCACGTCGCCGAACTCGCGATAGAGCAGGGCGACGGTGCTGACCGGCTCGGCCTCGTCGAGCCAGGCCGGCATCTCCGCGCGCGGCTCAGCCCTGGGCATCGTTGGCGGCCTCCCGGTGGGTGACGACATCTCGGCCGAGGCGGTGGGCGATGTACATCAGCCCGCGCTCGGTCACCAGTGTCTTGCCGTAGGGGCGGGGCTGGCCCATGCCCACGTGCTGGTATTCGCGCAGCTCGACGACCAGGCGCCCGGTGCTGGTGTGGGCGCGGGTGGCCAGGTTGTTCTGGTCGAGCATGCCGAGCTCGCGCAGCTGCTGGCACAGGGTGGTGCGGCCGGTGCCGAGCAGGCTGGCGGCCTGCTGCAGGGTGTAGCGCTTCATGATGCGGCCCTCATGTCGATGATCTCGTCGATGGTCAGCGTCAGGCGGGCGTTGAGCTCGTCGAGGTCGCCGCCGTTGGTGACCACGCGGTCCTGCCGGGCGAGCGGGATGCCGGCCTCGCTGCGATGGCTGCGCACGGGCTCGGTGCCGGGGCGGTAGAGGTGGATCAGCGTGCCGCCATGGGCGCGCAGCCACTCGGCCTCCTGGGGGAAGCGGACGTCGCTGATCACGGCGCCCTGGTAGGCGTCGCCCTCGATGTCCTCGAGCTGGGCCAGGCGCTGCTGGGCCACGCGGACCCAGAAGTCCTGGGCGACCTGGTCGCGGCCCCACTCGGTGCCCAGCGTCTGCATCAGCTCGCGGGGGCTCTTGCCCAGCCAGGCCAGCGGCTCCTCCTTGAGCTCGCCATTCAGGTGCCGGTCGTCCAGGTCGAGCATGGCGCCCAGGGCGTCCTTGAGCGGGTCGGCGAAGTTGAGCCGGGCCAGGCCGTAGCGGTCGGCGATGATGCGCTGGGCGGTGCTCTTGCCGCAGCGGGCCGGGCCGGCGAGGCCGATCAGTAGCTTGATGGTCATGAGGTCCTCCGATCGCGGTGTTCGAGCCAGGCGCCCAGCAGGCAGATGGGCAGGATGAAGAGAGCCAGCGTCAGGAGCAGGCCGCCCATCACGGCAAGGCCGATGGCCTGCTCGCTGGCGTCGAGCGGCAGCAGGTCCACCAGCGCCTGGGCGACGGTGCGGAAGGGATCGAGCAGGGCGGCGATCATGCGGCACCTCCCGGGGGAAGCAGCAGGCTCTCCAGGTTGGTGATCAGATCGGCCAGTTCCCCCGTGGCAGTGCGGTAAGTCATGCGCGCCTTGGTGCCGGGCAGGTAGATATGCGCGAGCTCGGTACCGCGGAAGCTGTCGTCACCGCCCTGGTGCTTGCTGAGGTGGGCACGGGGCGTCAGCCGCACGCTGAGTTCGTGGGTGCCGCCCGAGTATTGGCAGGTCGCGACCAACTCGGGGTGGTGCAGCGTGATGTCGATGCAGATGTCCTGAATACGCGAGATCAGGACGCGGTGTTCCCTGGTGAGCTGGCTCATGCCGCACCTCCTGGCTGGGCCAGGCAGTGGACAGGAGCAACCAGCGGCATCAGTCGGATGGTTCGGGTGGTGGGGTCGGTGAAGGCCAGCCGGCCTGTGGCGACTTCGATGTCGCGCACGGCCTGGGGGCTGGTGGCGGCTGCCGGGTGCAGGTACACCCGGGCCTGGGTCGAAAGAGTGGTGTGCATCGTGCTTTCCTCTTACTCGTGGTGGGCGAGTAAGAAGCAGCATCGTACCATAACGGTATTATGTCAATACCAATAGGGTATATTTTCGCCCTCGTTTGCTTTGTAGAGCGACCCGCCGCTTGACATAGAGTACGATATGGCTTGTATTCATACCGCATGAATCATGTTTTTTTGTACAGTATCTCGCGTGGCCGCTATGAGTGACATCGAATGGACGGAGCAGACTTGGAACCCGGTGACGGGATGCACCAAGGTCTCTCCAGGCTGCAAGCATTGCTACGCCGAAGTGATGGCGGGGCGGCTACAGGCCATGGGGGCTCGTGGGTATGAGAACGGCTTCGCGCTCTCATTGATGCCCGAGCGCCTCGAACAACCTCTCAAGCGCAAGAGGCCGACCACCTACTTCGTGAACAGCATGAGTGATCTGTTCCACGAAGGCGTGCCTGACTACTACATAGAGCAGGTCCTCGACGTAGTGAAAAAAACTCCTCGCCACACCTATCAGGTGCTTACCAAGCGAGCTGCAAGGTTACCGGACTTCTTCTCAAGCCGTGATGTGCCTAAGAATCTTTGGCTGGGGGTGTCGGTTGAGGATCAGAAGTATGGCGTGCCAAGAATCGAACACCTTCGGCAGGTTGAGGCAGCCGTCCGCTTCCTCAGCGCTGAGCCACTACTTGAGGATCTGGGGGACTTGGACCTGGCTGGTATCCACTGGGTGATTGTGGGCGGAGAGTCCGGAAAGGGAGCTAGGCCAATGCGTCCTGAGTGGGCTGATAGCATCCGGCGTCAGTGTGAGGAGCAGGGGGTGGCCTTCTTCTTCAAACAGTGGGGAGGATGGGGCCAGGATGGCAAGAAGCGAAGCAAGAAGGCCAATGGTCGTGAGCTCGGGGGTAGGGTCTATGACAACTATCCTTTGATCCCCTCTATTACCGTCGCTTGAGAATATGGTTTATACCTCTTTGGGCAAGTCCGATGGCTTTTTCTGAGTCATTGGACATCGCAAAGTACAAGTTGAATAGTAGAGAATTGTTGGTGTTGTAGAATGGCACTGGATAAGGGTGGACGTACTTGAAGATCTCGTTCAGCTTGGAGGTGACGAACATATCGAGCGCTCGTGTTCCGGACTCCCTTGTCAGCTTCTCCTCAACGGGTTCGCCAAACAAGTCGGTTTCCTGTGTAGCCTGGCTAGCCTGGTAGATGGTCTGCTCCCACTCATTGCCGCCAAAGAGCTTGTTTAAGCGGTTCCGCCACCCATCCTGAATTTTTGAGTGTTCACGAGGGGTCTGTCTTATGACGGCGCTTACTGGAAACCAAATCCAGACGTCATTTCCGCGAATGCTTGATATCAGCTTCAGTGATTCCCAGTCGAGCTGGCATCCAAAGGGGTCAATAAAAAACACCGCTCTTTCGCCTCGGCGTTGAAGCAGTTCGCCACAAACGTTTCGGATCATAGTGTTGGCATCGGCGGCGCTGATGCTGACGTTGCGGCCGGTATGTTGGTTCACAATTGCTTCGAGTCGAGCTCGTCGCTCTGCGTTCGGCTCGTTGAAGTGATATTTGTAAAAAGGATTGTTTACGCCAAGCGAGATGGCTGCAGAGCCTTCGATCGGCTCGCTGGTTATCAGCTCTCCGGCGGAGTCGATCGTTCCTGTGCCTGAGAAGGGGTCAACGTAATGAAGGTTGAAATTCTGGTTCTTTAGTGCTGTTGAATAAAAGTCGAGATAACGCTTGAGGATGTCCAGCTTTTTGGCGGTCCAAGCTCCGCCGAATTGGTGGTTGTCTGTCACGGCAAGCTCCCTGCATGTTATAGATCTTCAACCCTCCAGCGGGCTTTACCTACGATTGTCCACTCACCATCCATTCTGGTGTAGCGTGGCTCGAAGCTGTCGTTTGTGGCGCAAAGGTACATCTCATCGCCTTCACAGCGGAGCTGCTTGAATGTCCCGCTGTTGTCGCTGAGGCGCATTGCATAAACGAAATCGCCACTTTTCCATTCTAGGTCAGGGTCAATGACAATCTTGTCACCTTCCCTGAACCGAGGCTCCATGCTGATTCCTTCGATCCTGAGGGCGAATGCACTGGGCCCAGTTGGGCCCGGGGCCAGCACGTACTCAGTGATGTGGGCGTCCTCTATGTTCTCCATGACCTTCCCTGCCGATGCCTGGCCCAGCACAGGGAGCCGCCGCGTTGATGTGGTTACCACCGCGGCGTTGTCGTCGTGTAGAGGCTGATCGAGGAAGCCGTTAGGGAGGTCCAGGCAAGTCTCGATGTGCCGAGCTAGGCTGTTGCCGATCCCTTTGTGTGCCGAGGCGCCGGCGATGGCGCTCACCTGTCCCTGGCTTCGATCGATCATGTCGGCGAATGCCTTCAGGGTGAGGGAGCGGTCTTTGATGATGGCCTGTACGCGGCGGCGGCGGGTCGTCGTGATGTCCATCCGTGAAGCATCCTTGACATTACCCAAATGGTAAACGAGCATTGTGGTATTGGTGTTTGAATACCAATACGGTATTGGAGAGGTCGCTATGAAACTTGCTGAGTACCTCCGCGAACTGGACCAGCCTGGCGCTGATGGCCACATCCCGCTTGAGCAGTTTGCTGAGAGAGCTGGCACCACAGTCGGCTATCTACGTGTGCATGTGATTCGCGCGCGTAAGCCTGCCTCCTTGCGGTACATGCGTCGTCTGGCTCAGGCGAGTGAAGGAAAGGTGTCACTACTCGATGTCCTCAGGCACTACGGAGTGACTGATGAAGAACTTGATATGAAGGCCCGGGCCGCCTAATCAGGCGGCCCGGAGGTTGCCGGGGTCTGCCCACCACAGACGTCCCCCGGCGAGTGGCAGAGAGGTTATGCCCACCACAGGCCCTCTCTGCGTGTGATGCACACCACATGCGATCACGAGTTCAGGATAACGCATCGGAACTCGGGGCGCATGGCAGCGTGAAGGGAGTAACGTACCATGTCCCGCAGATGGCTCTCCTCTCAGGAGCGCGCCCAGCGCGAAGTCCTGCCCCTTAACCTGGCCCTGTACCATGCCGCCCGTGAGTACCCTGGCGGCGTGAAGGCCGTGGCCGCCATCTATGGCCTGAATGCCACCACCTTGCAGCACAAGCTGAGCCCGACCCACGACTCGCATCGCGCCAACATCGATGACATCGAGGCCGTGCTCGGCGCCACACGTGACCCGCGCATCCTGGACAGCATCGGAGAGCTCGCCGGCGGCTGCCTGTGGGTGTGTCCGGTCGAGCGGCGCCTGGCACCACGCCCCGCTGAGCAACTGGACGTGCTCGAGCATCTCTCCAGGCTTCATGACCGTCTAGGCGACATGATCAGCAGCGTGCGCACTAGCCTCGAAGATGGCGTGGTCGACGATCACGAGCGGGCCGAGTTGCGCAAGCGGGCCCGCCAGACCATGGAGGCGGTGCTGTCCCTGGAGCTGGCCGCCAACATCGCGGGGGAGGTGGCGCATGGATAACGCCGATCGTGCCCAGGATCTGATCGACCAGCGCCTCGAGCAGGCGCTGGCCGCCCGCCAGGCCGCTGGCCAGTTGGTGGGAATGCAGGGTCGCGCCGAGTGTGAAGACTGCGGCGAGGAAATCCCCGCCGCGCGCCGTGAGCGCCTGCCCGGCGTGGCCACCTGCGTGGCGTGCCAGACAGCCAGGGAGGGGCGGCGGTGAGTTCAGTCAGCTTCTACGGCTTGGATGCCGTCCACAGTGATGGCACAGAGCAGCCAGTCATTCCCGTTCTTGATCTCGCGGCGATGCCCCCCGGGTGTGATGGCATACAAGGACGTGGCGGGGTGTTCAACGTCCAGCAGGCCCTGGCTTTCCAAGCCTCTGCAGTCTTTTTCCAACTCATGCAGGCTTCGGCCGTCGAAGGCGTCGGGTTCGATGGGAACCCAGTTATGAGCATCATTGTTCTCGTGGATGTAGGCGAGGATGGCATTCTGCAGATCCGTCAGCTTGGTGCTCATGGGAAGGTCCTTCTAAGTCAGTGCGTTGATGATGGCGCTCCAGGCGCCAGGGGCTTGGTCGAGGCCGTGGCTGACAACTCTCTGGGTCAGCTGCTTCAGTCCTTCTTCGCGCATTTCCTTCAGGGCGGCAATCAGGCCAGGCTTGTCCTCTTCGGGCACGTCCTCGCTCTCTGCGATCTTGGTTTCGATCAAGTCGCGGATCGTGTCGGCGTGCAAGCGAACGGTGACGGTGCCGAGGATGGCCGAGAGCCCGCCGTCGTCTTCCAGGAAGTCCAGACCTTTGGAAGTGATGCGGGCCTGCACAATCTTGGGTACTGCATTTCGGGAGTCCAACGAGGTGTGCGTTTTAAGCTCTACCAAGTCGTGCTCCTCGAGGTAATGGAGGTTCTTAGCGTATCCCTGGTCTACGCCGTCGTCGGTGACCCAGTTGGGGATGAACTCTGCTCTGGAGGCGAAGCCCGGATAATGCCGCCGGAGATCGATCAGAAGCGCTCGCTGCTTTTCCCTATCAAGAAACACTGTGCTCTCCTAATTGAGGGGGTGGTGTATGGTTGATCGTACCCCTATGAGCCTAGACGAGTTGCGACTTGCCCTACAGCACATCCCCGCCGACGACCGCGAGACCTGGGTCAGCGTGGGCAATGCCTGCAAGACCGAGTACGGCGACGACGGATTCTCGGCCTGGGACGAGTGGAGCCAGCAGGCGGCGAGCTACAAGGCGGCGGACGCCAGGAGCGTGTGGCGCAGCCTGACCCCGGGCCACGTGCACCTGGGCACCATCATCAAGTTGGCGATAGACGGTGGCTGGCAGCGTGAGCGCCGCGAGATGAGCGCCGAGGATCGCCGTCGGCTCAAGGCCGAAGCGGAGGAGCGCCGACGCCGGGTGGCCGCTCAGGTGGAGGCCGACCAGGCCAAGCTCGAGCGCATGCAGCAGGCCGTGGCCGGCGCCTGCCAGCGGGTGATGGAGCAGCACCTGGCCGCGCAAGGCCAGTCGCCATATCTGGAGCGCAAGGGCGTGGGCGCCTATGGCGTGTGGTTCCCCCGACGCACGGTGCTGATCAGCATCGACAGCCAGCGGGAGCGTGCCGACGTGTGGGTGGGCCCCGAGGTGCGTGACTGGTTTCGCGAGCTGCCCAAGCCGCGGCCGGATCACCTGCACATGTTCCAGCTGCGCCCGGGGGATGTGGTGGTGCCGCTGCGTGGCCAGGACGGTACGTTGTGGGCGCTGCAGACCATCAACCGGCAGGGCACCAAGCTGTTCCCCAAGTTCGGCCGCAAGGCCGGGTGCTGCCATCTGATCGGCAGCGACCAGGCGGCGCCCGACATCATCGCCGTGGCCGAGGGCTATGCGACATCGGCGAGCGTGCACGAGATGACCGGCTGGCCGGTGGCTGTGGCCCTGGACGTGGGCAACATGGCCCGGGTGGCGCCACCGCTGATGACGATGTATCCGCGGGCGCGGATGATCCTGTGCGGCGATGACGACCCCGGCACCGAGGGCAACCCTGGCCGCACCAAGACGCAGGCGCTGGCGGCCCAGCTGGGCTGCGCGGTGGCGTTCCCGAGCATGGAGGCGGCCTGATGGATTGGAACGACCTGCACCAGGCCGCCGGTGCCGACGAGGGTCGCCGGCAGCTGCATGCCGCCCTCGAGGCGGCGAATGATGGCCATCTCCCCCCGTCCCCCTCTGGTTGGGAGCCGCCCGCCCCGGCGGCTGCTGCAGCCTCGGGGGGCGCGGGGGAGGGCCAGGAATGGACCGACGTCGCGCTGCACCAGCGGTTCGCGCTGCTTGAGGGCGAGAAGAAGGTGTTCGACCTGGTGCGGCGCAAGATCGTCAACTGGGGCGCGTTCGAGGCCCTGGTCACCAAGGGCAAGGCGCGGGACTGGCTCGAGCGTAGCGACAAGAAGCTGATCGATGCCGAGGAAGCTCGCCACCAGGTGGCCGAGGTGAAGCTCGCGCACAAGCTCAAGGGCGAGCGCGGCACTGTCGGCATGGCGCCCACCGAGCGCTATGTCTACCTCGACGGCACGCAAGACATCTGGGATCGCCAGCTCAAGCAGCGGCTGCCGGCACGGGCCGTGCAGCTGGCCTTGGGCGATGCCTGGTCGTTGTGGGTCAACTCGCCGGAGCGCCGGCAGGTGCCGCACGATCGGTTGGTGTTCGACCCAAGCATGACCCTGGACCCGAGCGAGTACATCAACACCTTCGAGGGCCTGCCGCTGGAGCCGATCGATGACCCGAAGCGCTGCAAGTGCATACGCTACCTGATCGACTGGCTGTGCAGCGGCGACAGGGACGCCATGCACTGGTTGACCTGCTGGCTGGCCTACCCGCTGCAGCATATGGGCGCCAAGCTGGACACGGCGGTGCTCGCACACTCGACGATCGAGGGCTCGGGCAAGTCCTTGTTGCTCTCCGACATCATGGGCGAGATCTACGGGGTCTATGGCGCGACGGTCGGCCAGACGCAGCTGGAGTCCAGCTGGAACCAGTGGCAGGAGAGCAAGCTATGGGGTGTGTTCGAGGAGGTCGTGAGCCGCGACCAGCGCTACAACCAGGTCGGCAAGATCAAGCACATGGTCACCGGCAAGACGATGCGGGTCGAGGCCAAGTTCGTGAACGGCTGGGAGCAGGCCAACTACATGAACGCGGCCTTCCTCTCGAACGAGATCATGCCCTGGCCGATCAGCGAGCACGACCGGCGGATGCTGGTCATCTGGCCCGAGAAGACGCTGCCGGCCGAGGCCAGCAAGGCCCTCGGCAAGGAACTCGCCAACGGCGGTGTGGCGGCGTTCTACCATTACCTGCTGGCCTATGACACCGGCGACTTCGACGAGCGCACCCGGCCGCCGAAGACGAAGGCGCGCGAGCGGCTGGTGGCCCTGAGCCGGTCGGCCTGGGAGAACTTCCTGGTGGCCTGGCGCGAGGGGATCCTCGGCGTGCCGTTCACGGTGGCCCGCACCCAGGACGTGCATGACCTCTTCCTCGAGTGGTGCAGCAAGAACCGCGAGCACGCCATGAGCGAGACCAAGTTCTCGCTGTTCCTCAGCACCCAGGTGACGAAGTCGGAGCGTCAGCTGTGGTGGTACGACATGGAGGAGCGACGAAAACGATCCATGTTCTTCCTCCCCGACCCACCTGATGATCTCGACCTGAGCGACGGGCGAGCGATGGGCAAGCACGTGAAGGCCTTCCGTGACGCCGCCTATGAGGCGGACTGGAACCCGCTGGGCTGGGACAAGTGCAAGGGCTGGGTCAAGCCGATGGGTGGCTCGGCCACGTATGACCAAGGTGTCTAGGGTGTCTAGACGCAGGATAGGGTCATTTTCCAAGGGGGTGACAATGCAATTCCATGATATGAAAGGAAGTTTTTGCCGCTGTCTAGGGTGTCTAGGGTTTGTCGCGCCCGCGCGCGCATACGTGCGTGACTTATAGGGTTATCCACACCCGGTTAGAAAATGTCTCTCACGTGCGTAGAAACCCTATCAACCCTAGACACCCTAGACACAAGAAAATAAATAGCTGAGATATAAAAGGTTTTTAGTGTCTAGGGTGGGGATAGGGTAAGCCATTTTCTGTCTAGGGTCGGTTTTCCGGCCCGCAGGCCGCCCACCAGGCCTGACCACCACCACGACGAGGAGCACACCACATGATCAAGGCGATGGACGAGCTGCTGCAGCACTGGGCCGATCAGCACCGTGGCCAGGGCATGCGCCAGTGCTCGCCACTGGGGCAGCTGGTCGAGTTCGGCGGCATCCCGCCCCGCTCGAGCAGCCCCAAGGGCAGCCGGGACCCGCTCAACCTGGGCGAGATGGATGATGCCGCCTGGCAGGTGGAGCAGGCCCTCCAGCAGCTGGAGGACAAGCATCAGGTGCTGGCCCACGAGCACTACCGCTGGAACGGCTACAGCGACGAGAAGGCCCGACGCCTGGGCCTGGCTCGGCAGACCTACTATGACCGGCTCCAGTCGCTCCATGAGGCTCTGCTCGGGGTGCTGAGGGCCGATCACCGCAAAGCACGACGCGCCTAATCCCTGCGCATTACGGCATATTGCCGGGACGTTCCGGTGACATTAGGCCTATGGCATTACTTGTTGGTGGATGCCACCGGAATCAGGGGTCACACTTCGCATACCGTCAACTAGCTGCGCCTGTTCGGTCTCTCTCGATACCCTGCTTCGCCCCGGCCCCCGTGCCGGGGCGCTTTCGTTGGGGCGCAGCCGACGTACCGAGTAACTCCCGCCGTGGTGGGCGGCGCCGCCTTCGGGCGGCACTTACAACCGGAGGTGCGGTATGGGCTGGGTGACCGAGGTGGCAACCGTCGAGGCCGAGCCTCAGCAACACACCGTGCTGATCAGCGCCGGCCACAGCAGTACCGATCCCGGTGCCGTGGCCCAGGGCCATACCGAGGCGGAGATCGTGACCGAGTTCCGCGACCTGGTGAGCCAGGCGCTGGCCGACCAGGGCATCCGCCACCTCACCGATGGACCGGCGGGCCGCAACTGGCCGCTGGGTGAGGCGGTGGAACTGGCAGCCGAGGCGGACATCGCCGTCGAGTTTCACTGTGATGCCGCCAGCCCTCGGGCGAGCGGCACCTGGACGCTGTCACATGCCAGTGACTTCCCGCTGGCTGGCCGCCTCTGCACCGTGACCGCCGAGACCCTGGGCATCCGCAACCGCGGGGCGGCACCTGAGAATGCCGGCCAGCACCATCGCCTGGCGTTCGTCAGCGACGGGGGCGGGATCATCCACGAGCTGTACTTCCTGACCAGCCCGGTCGACCTGGCGGCCTACCAGCAGCACCGTGCGGCGCTCGCCGAGCGGGTGGCTGGGGTGATCGCCGAGGCCGCCCGGCGCGCATAACGAGAATCCGACGACGCAGGGTAGCCCACGAGGTGCCCATGAGTTCATACAACGTGAGACCCGCCATGCCGGCCAAAGACCCCAACAACTGGCAGCAGCTGGTCAACCTGATGGCCAGCATCTGGCCACAGCTGTATGCCGCTTGTCTGGCCTTCGGCCTGGCCCTGGCCAGGGCGCTGCATGCTGGCGGCAAGCCGGTGAAGTCCCTGCTCGAGGCGGTGATGTGCGGCTGCATCACCCTGGCCCTGGTGCCGGTGCTGGATCACTTCGGCCTGTCTCAGAACCTGGCGGTGGCCTTTGGCGCGGCGATCGCCTTCCTTGGCGTGGAATGGTTCCGGGATCGTGCCGCCGCTGCCGCCGAGCGCCTGCTCAAGCGGTGGATCAAATGATGGCCCTGCTCAAGGGCGCCCTGGGGCAGGTGACGCCGATCCTGCTGGCCGTGCTGCTGGGCATTGCCGTGTTCGCCGGCATGCAGGCCCGGCAGTACGCCAGCGAGCGTGATGCCGCCGAGGCCCGGGCCGAGCTCGAGACCCAACGCGCCGAGGCCTTCGGCGAGGTGATGGACTGGCAGCGTGACCGCATGCGATCCCTGAGCGCCGCCCTCGAGGAGCGCGACCAACAGCTGGCCGAGGATCGTCGGGCCATCGACCAGCGCCGAGCCGCCGCCCGGCGCCTGGAGCGTGACGATGAAGATTCTGCCGATTGGGCGGGCCGTGCTGTGCCTGCTGCCGTTCGCCGCTGGGTGCGCGACCTCGGCCCCGCCGATGCCGGTACCGCGGGTGGAGATGTGCCCGGGACCGCCGGAGCACCTGGTGACGCCGATGCAGGCACCGACGCGCGCGGTTCTGCACAACCGTGACCTGCTGCAGCTGCTGGCCGACTACGACTCGCTGCTGCGACGAGCGAATGCCGACCGGGCTGCCGTCCAGCAGCTGTTCCGGCAGCCTGGATCCGCTGGGGAGGAATGATCATGGTCCGATCCCGTCTGGTGCAGCGCTGCCGGGATTGGACCGGCTGCCGTGGCCTGCGCACCCTGGTTCTGTGGAGCGTGTTCCTGATGCTGTACCAGGCGACCCGCCCGCCACGTAGGGACATCCAGCGAAACGCGAGGAGGTGATCCCCATCTCCGGGCCGGGCTCCGGTAACCCCGGCAAGCCGGCAGCTCCCCGAGAGGGGATCCGCCGGCACAGATTCGTCTGGGTCCTCCTGGGATGGCCCGAGCTGTACGGGAGCAAAGACTCGCGGAATTCGTGCAGCTGTGGCGTGCCCATAGCTTCCTTATTGATCAGGTATCAGGTGACCGATGGATGTTCGAGAGCTGATCGCCGCCTGCCAGCAAGGCCTTTCGGCCTGGCGGGATGAAGGCGAACCGGCCCTGATCAACAAGGGGCAGTTGGCCCAGATGCTGGGTGTCTCTGAACGCTCACTGACGGATTGGCAATCCAAGGGCATGCCGGCCGAGAAGCTGGGTGCCGTTCGCACCGGCAACGAATACAGCCTGACCGCGGTGATCGAGTGGTTGCTGACGCGGGCGATCAGCGCGGGCATGGAGTCGGCGAAGGATCGCCTTGACCGCCTGCGCGGCGACCAGCTTGAACGCGAGATGCTCAAGGAAGATGGCGTGCTGGTGAGCCCGGACGACCTCGACGCCGAGTATGCGGCGATGGTGGACGCTGCCCGTGCCGAGCTGCTGTTCAACATGCCGGACGCCTTGGCCGCCGAGCTGACTGCGATCCTCGGCGAGGAGGTGGACGTTTCGATCATCCGCCGCCACGTCGATGGCGCTCTGACCACGCTGAGCCACTATGACCCTAGCGACGACACGGAAGGCGACGACGGCGAATCTGACGCCGAGCTTCCGGAAGAAGCTGAAGCGTAACGCTCGGCGTTGGGTGAGCTCGATTGCGCGCAAGTGGGCCCCGCCCGAGCGCATCGGCACCCTGGAGTGGGCCAACCGCCACCGCTGGATGAGCGAGGTCGAGACGGCCCGCCCCGGCAAGTACAGCATCCACGTGACGCCGGCCCTGGCCCTACCGGGCGGCCCGCTGGAGGCGATCGACGACCCTAACGTCGAAGAGGTGTGCTGTCAGAAGTCCGCCCAGGTGGCGTGGACCTCTGGCGTGTTGGGTAACGCCTTGGGTCGCTGGATCGACGTCGACCCGTCTCCGATCATCGGGCTGTTCCCCAAGGACGGCGCGGCCAAGGAGTACGTGGCCGAGAAGTTCGAGCCGATGGTGGAAGCGACGCCGCGGCTGCGCGACAAGATCGACCTGCGTTCGCGCAAGCTGCAGCAGCGGCAGCAGTTCAAGCGCTTCCCAGGTGGATTCCTCAAGCTGGTGGGCTCCAACTCGCCGGCCTCGGTGAAGTCCACCCCAAGCCCCCGGGGCTTCGTGGAAGAGCCCGACGACTGCAACCTGAACCTGAAAGGGCAGGGTGATTCGATCCTGCTGCTCAAGGAGCGCGGCAAGACCTACGGCCGCGGCCGAAAGAAATACATCATCGGCGGCACCCCGACCATTGCAGGCCTGTCGTCGATCGAAGCCGAGCTCAAGCTCAGTGATCAGCGCCGCTGCATGGTGCCTTGCCACCACTGCGGCGAGGTGCATGAGCTGAGCTTCGACAACCTGGTCTGTCCGGTGGAGCCGGATCGCAATCACCCGATCTACGGCCACCACCGGCCGGAGCGTACCGTCTACGCCTGCCCGCACTGTGGCAGCGAGTGGAGCGACCTGGAGAAGAACGCCAACCTGCGCAATGGGCGCTGGGTCGCCACCGCCGAGTTCCGCGGACTGGCCGGTTATTACATGAACGAGCTGCTGAGCACCTTCCCGGATTCGCGCTTCGCGCGGCTCATGGAGAAGTGGCTGGCAGCGAAGCACGCTGCCGACGAGGGTGACTTCAGCGACCTGATCGTGTTCACCAACTCCTCGATGGGGTTGGCCTATGAATTCAAGGGTGACACTCCCGAGGCCGATGCTCTTCAGGACCGCGCCGAAGACTACGCCGAGAAGGCGGTCCCACGAGGCGGCCTGCTGCTCACCGCCGGCATCGATGTCCAGCACGACCGCTTGGCCGTGGTGGTCCGCGCCTGGGGCCGCGGCGAGGAGAGCTGGCTGATCTATTGGGGTGAGCTCTACGGGAATACCTTCGACAAGGTCGATCCGGTGTGGGACGAACTCGACAAGTTGCTGACCACCGGCTTCGCGCACGACAGCGGTGCCACCTTGCGCGTCAGTGCTGCGTCGATCGACAGCTCGGACGGCAAGACCAGCGACGCCGTCTACCACTACGTGCGCGCCCGCCAGCGCCACGGCGTGATGGCGGTGAAGGGCGCCTCGCTCAACAGCGAGAGCCGCGAAATCTTCAGCCGGCCGAAGATCTCCGACGACACCAACCGGCAGAACACTAAGGCCGACAAGTACGGCCTGCGGCCCTTCATCGTGGGTACTCACAAGGCCAAGGACCTGATCCTCGAGTCGCGGGTCAACCTCCGCGGCGAGGGGCCGGGACGGATGCACTGGTATCGCAACGTACGTGCCGACTACTGGAAACAGCTGACCGCCGAGGTCAAGGCGCCGCATCCACGCAACCCTCGCCAGCGGGTCTGGCAGAAGAAGAGCGGTCAGCCCAATGAAGCCCTGGACTGCGAGGTCTACGCGCTGCATGCCGCACGCAGCTGCCGTTCCCACGTACTCAAGGCCAGTGACTGGGATCGCCTTGAGGCGACCCTGACGCAGACAACCCTTTTTGAAGCACCAAGCTCGGCGGCACCGCCCGCTGCCCAGCCGCCACAGCCACGTCGCCGTGGCCGCCGGATGAGGAATAGCAGCGTATGACCACACAGACCTACACCCAGCGCCTAGCATTGGTGCGTGAAGCCATCGATAAGTTGCTCACCGGCTCGCAGTCCTGGAGTTACAACGGCCGCCAATACACCCGCGCCAACATATTCACCCTAGAGCGTATGGAGCGTCACTACGCAAAGATGGCCGCCCGTGAGCAGGCCGCCGCCACCGGGCGCGGCGGGCGTAACCGCGTCCGCTACATCGGATGGTGAGCATGGGACTGTTCTCTCGACTCAAGCCACAGGGCCGCACCCTGGCAGATGTCCAGACCCAGGCAGTCGCCGACGAGGTGCGCCGCCTGCAGGATAGCCAGCCCCGGCCGAATGCCAACGTGGGGAGCGAGACCCGCTATCGAGGTGCCAGCCGCATGCTGCGCAGCATGATGAGCTGGCTGCCGGGCCTTGGCAGTCCGCGGCAGGATGCACCTGCCGGCGAGCGTGAAACGCTGATCGCTCGTTCACGGGACGCCTACCGCAACCACATGCTGGGCCGCGCCGCGATCTCCCGGGCTGCCACCAACGTGGTCGGCATGGGCCTGACACTGCGCCCCAACGTGGATGCTGAGGCCCTGGGGCTCAGTGACGAGGAAGCCGACGCCCTTAACGATCAGCTGGGTCGAGGCTTCCGGCTGTGGGCCGAGAACCCGGCAGAGTGCGATGCAGAAGCCACGCTCGACTTCTACATGCTGCAACGCCTGGCGTTCGTCTCGGCGCTGGTCAGCGGCGATGTGTTCGGCTTCACCCCGGACGACCAACGCCCCGGCGGCTTGTTCGGCCTCAAGCTGCAGCTCGTCGAGGCCGAGCGAATCGGCACACCGTTGTCCAGCCGCAACATCGCCGACGAGATCGATGGCATGCGTCTCGATGCCCTCGGGCGAGCCACGCATGTCCATGTGTGCAGCGGTTATCCCAGCGACCCGCTGAGCAAGCCCACATGGAACTGGGTGCCGGTGTTCGGCGCCGAGACCGGCCGTCGCCGCGTCTTGCACCTGATGAACGAGAAGGACCGCCCCGGCCAGCCACGCGGCGTGCCCTACCTGGCGCCGATTCTCGAGCCTCTGCAGAAGCTCGAGCGGTTCAGCCAAGCCGAGCTCACCGCCGCGGTGATCAGTGCCATGTTCACCGTGGCCATCACCCATGAGGCTGGAGAAGATGACCCCGGCCTGGGCGGTTCGACCCTCTGAAATCAACACAGCAGCGACCCCAGCAAGCCCGAACGCCCGGTGGTGCAGAGCAACGAGCCGCAAGCCCCGGAGGGCGACAACCTCCAACTGGGCGAGGGCGCGGTGTGGGACCTGGAAGAGGGCGCCAAGCCTGTTTCGATCAGCCCGGATCGACCCAACGCCCAGTTCGACCCCTTCTTCGTGGCCATCGTCAAGGAAATCGGCGCCGCCCTGGAGCAGCCCGCCGAAGTGCTGCTGATGCACTTCTCCACCAGCTACACCGCCGCCCGGGCGGCGTTCAACCAGCTATGGAAGTTCGTCAAGCACCGTCGCCATCACCTGACGGTGCAGTTCTGCCAGCCCGCCTATGAGCTGGTGATCGATGAGATGGTCGCTCGCGGCATGGTCGAGCTGCCCGGCTACCGCGACCCGGCCCGACGCCGCGCCTACGTGCGCGCGCTGTGGATCGGCGAGCCGCTGGGTAGCCTGAACGAACAGATCGACGCCAAGGCCGCCACCGAGCGCATCGCCAACGGCACCAGTAACGAGCACCTCGAGACCATGGCCCTGCATGGCGAAGACTGGGAAGACGTGCACCGCGACCGCGCCCGCGAGATCCGCCGCAAGCAGACCGACGGCGTGCCGCTCTACGTCGGCGGCCGGGTCCATGAGCCTGACGAACCTGATCCCAACCGAGCCAACGACGATACCGACTGACCCGCCGCCCGGCGGGTTTTTCACGAGGAGACCATCATGCGCACCGCCTTCGAGCTGGCGGCCAGCCGTACCTGGCTGATGACCGCCGAGGCGCTGGACACCCTGCTGGCAGTGGCCGACCGGCAGGGCGATGTCGAGGCACTGGAGGCCCGCCTGGGCCGGCCGCTGGACAACACCCGCACGGTCACCGTGCGCGAGGGCGTCGCCGTGATCCCCATCGCCGGCCCCATGTTCCGCTACGCCAACCTGTTCACCGAGATCAGCGGCGCCACCAGCACCGAGGTGCTGGCCACCGACATCCAGCGTGCGCTGGACGACCCGGGCGTCTCGGCCATCGTGCTCAACGCCGATAGTCCCGGCGGCGAGGCCACTGGCATCAACGAGCTCGGCGACCTGATCTACCAGGCGCGCGGGCGCAAACCGATCAAGGCCTATGTGGGCGGCCAGGCGGCCAGCGCTTCCTACTGGGTCACCAGCGCCGCCGACGAAGTGATCGTCGACGATACCGCCCAGCTGGGCAGCGTCGGCGTGGTGCTCAGCCTACGCAAGCGCGAGGACCGCCAGGGCGAGAAGAGCTACGAGATCGTCTCCAGCAACGCCCCCAACAAGCGGCCCGACCCCGAGACTGAAGCGGGCCGCGCCCAGCTCCAGGCCCGCACGGACGAGCTGGCCGCGGTGTTCCTGGACAAGGTGGCCCGCAACCGCAGCCTGCCTCGTGAAGAGGTCAACGATCGTTTCCGCCAAGGAGGGATAGCCACCGGCGCCCTGGCCGTGGAGGCCGGCATGGCCGACCGCCTCGGCTCCCTGGAATCCCTCATCGCCGAGCTGGCCGGCTCTCCCGCCAGTAGCCAAACGAGGAGCACCACCATGAAAGTCGTGAAAACCACAGCCGAGCTGCAGGCCGCGATTGAGGCCGGCACCGACCCCAAGACCATTCAGATCGCCGAGCCCCAGGCCGTCGACACCGACAATATCCGAGCCGAAGCGCAAGAGGCCGGCGCCAAGAAAGAGCGCGAGCGCTGCCAGGGCATTCATGCACTGGCTGCGCCTGGCTTCGAGAATGAGATCGCTACGGCCATCGAGGATGGCTCGAGCGTCGAAGCCACCGGCCTGGCTCTGTTCAAGGCCGCTCAGGATCGCGGCATTTCCCTGGACGGAATGCAGCGCGACAGCACTCAGGCCCCCAACGCCCAGCCGCCCAAGAGTGATCAGGACCATCAGGCCGCCGTTTCGGCGATCACCAGCCGCTGGCAAGCCTCGGCCTGACAGCACCCATTACTCGCCACCCCTAGAGGATACCAACCATGTCTGGAGCACAGGTTACCCAGCACCCTCAGCTCGCGGCACTGCTTGCCGGCGATTTCCCGCAGCGCTTCATGACCGTGACCATCGAGTCCGGCCAGGTGCAGCCCGCCGGCGCCGTGCTTGGCGAAGTCACCGCCAGCGAGGAGTACAAGCTCTCCGCCAGCGCCGCCGGCGACGGCAGCGAAGCCCCCAGCGTCGTGCTGTGGGAAGACGTCGACGCCAGCGGAGGCGCGGTACAGGCCGAAGCGTTGATCGCCGGCGACGTTCGCTCCAGCGAACTGACCCTGGGCACCGGCCATACCGTGGCCAGCGTGCGCAAGGCCCTGCGCGGCCTTTCTCTATTCGTCCACTAACCCGCTAGCCGCCCGCCTGGCGGGCTCTCATTGACTCGAATCACCCCAGGAGAATCCCCATGGACCTGTTTGCAACCCGTACGATGCTGGCGGCTGTCGAGCAGATGAAGCGCGCCCGTCGCTTCCTTGGCACCCTCTACTTCGGTGCCGCACCGGTCAACTCACCGACCGAATATATCGACATCGACATCATCAAGGGGCATCGCAAGATGGCGCCGTTTGTGCGCCCCAATCGCCCCGGTAAGGTGGTCGACCGCTCCGGCTCGGTAATGCGCAGCTACAAGGCGCCCTACATCAAGGAGAAGCTGGAGACCAGCGCCGGCATGTTGCTCAACCGCCAGCCTGGCGAGCACATCTACTCCGGCCGCACCCCGCTGCAGCGTGCCGGTGATCAGCTCGCCCGCGACATGGAAGACCTGGACGACCAGATCAACCGCCGCGAGGAGTGGATGGCTGCCCAGGCGCTGACCACCGGTGAGGTTGAGGTCAAGGGCGACGGCGTCGACGACGTCATCGATTTCCAGATGAGCAACGACCACCTGGTCACCGAGGCCACTACCTGGGCCGAAACCGATGGCAACGGCAAGTCGGTCGCCGACCCGATTGCTGACCTGCGCAAGTACAAGTCGCGCATCGCCAAGGCCAGCGGCCGCACCGCCAATGCCGTTGTCATGAGCAGCGAGGCGGGGGAAGCATTCCTGACCAATACCAACACGAAGGATCGCCTCAACACTCGTCGCATCGACCTGGGCATGATTCGCCCCGAGCAGCTGCCGGACGGCGTGACCTACTTGGGCTACCTCAACGACCCGGGCATGGACCTCTACGCCTACGAGGAGTGGTACGTCGACGATGAAGGCAATGAGCAGCCGATGATCCCGGCCGGCGGCCTGATCGTGGGCCCCACCAACAGTCGTTGCGGCATGCTCTACGCCGCCATCCAGGACATGGACGCCATCGAAGGCGCGATGTTCGATGTGGCGCGTTACCCGAAGAGCTGGGTCACCAAGGACCCCAGCGTGCGCTGGTTAATGATGCAGGCCGCGCCGCTCCCCGGTTTCCACGAGCCCGACGCCTTCTTGTTCTCCACTGTCGCCTGATGAAGCCCGGCCCGCCTCGGCGGGCTGAGGTCTTCCTGATCTGACTATCTCCATCAACAGGAGGCCACCATGGCCAAGCAATATGTTGTAGCCCGCGGACAGATCGAAAAGGGCAAGGAAGTACTCGCCAAGCGCGGCGATGCTTACAAGCCGAAGAGCGCCGCTGAAGAGAAACGTCTGGTGGAAGCCGGCGTGATCATCGAAGTGGGCGGCAAGGTGAAGGCCGCCAAACCCGCCGATGCCGTCCCTCCTGCCGGTGGCGGCGAAGGCAACCAGGGTGCCGGCTCGGGTGAAGGCGCCGGTGGCGGCGAGGGCGGCCAGGGCAACGCCTGATGAGCGCCTTCGACGACGAGGTGCGCCAGGGAACCCGCGAGATCTACCAGGAAGCGGGCACCCTGGCCTCGGTCACGCCGGTGGCCAAGCCCACGATCAATGACGTGCAGGTCATTCTCGATCGCAGCGCCAATGTCACCGATGACTACGGCATCGTGCTGGAAGCGCGCTGCGAGGTCGGCCTGCTGATGGAGGACGTGGGCGACGTGGGTCGCGGCACCCTGGTGGATACCGGCCAACCCAACGATCGCTGGCAGCTGCTCGAGCCCATCGGCAACGACGGTTTCGAGACCCGCTGGACCGCTGGCCGCGTTTAGCCCTTGTGGCAAGCTGCGCCCGGCAAGGAGGCCGAGATGGCCGACAACATCGACCTGAGCGCGATCAACGATATCGCCCAGGCCCTGAACGATTACCCCGAGATTGCTGACAAGGCGCTGCGACTGGCCCTGGCGAGTGCTGCGCGTAGAGGCCTGACGCTGGGGGTGGATGCCATCTTCCAGCGCAAGGCACTGAGCAAGAGCTACATCCGCAGCAACTTCGACGTGCGCTCACGCCCCAAGGCCCTGGAACTGCGCATCATCGCCAATCAGCGGCCCGTGCTGTTCAGCCGCTATGGCGCTCAGATGCGCACCGTACCCGCGCGCAGCGAGCCGCGCTATCTCAAGGGCGACTCGGCCCGCGGCATCCCGCGCGGGCGCAAGGCCGCCGGGGCCAAGGGGCTGCGCTTCAACCGCGGCGACGCGAAGCAGACGTTCCGGCACGTGTTCTGGGTGCGCATCCGTGGCAGCGGCCGTTGGGAGCCTGCCGAGCGCCAAGGTCCCGGCCGGAGCAACTACGAAGTGCTGCACAGCATGAGCGTGGCCCAGGCCTGGGTGCACAGCCGCGACGACGTCGCCCCCGAGCTGCAGGACTATACCGCCGCCGAGTTCACCCGGCAGTTCCTGCGCCTGAGTTGAGGAGCCTATGAGCGACCCGATTTCCACCCAGATCGCCCAGGCCCTGCAGGGCAGGCTGGAGCAGATCAGCACTGCCAACGGCTACCACACCGATCTCGGCCAGAGCATCTGGCGCGGCTTCTGGAGTCTGGCTCTGGATGCCCGGCAGGAAGTGCCACTGATCGCTATCCAACCCGACGTGGAAACGGTGGAGAGCACGCGCGAAGCCCGCACCAAGCTCGGCATCACCCGGCGCCTGGTGGTGGTGACCGACGTGATCAACGCCGCCGGCACGCAGCCGTATCACGCCGAGGATCGTCTCGAGGCCGCTTTGGCTGACATCCGCCGCGCGCTGCTGCATGCGCCCGGCAACGACCTCAACCGCCTGGGGGTGAAGGACGCCATCACCCTCGGCACCGCCGAGTACGCCCTGGCGGCGGACTCCCGTTACGCCCTCGCCGGTCTGCCGGTGAGCATCTCCTGCATCGAGCACTACCAAGAGGACTAGCCACATGGCGACCAAGACCTACTCCTACCTGGGCAAGGGCATGATCTACCTGCGCAACCGCACCCAGGGCGGTGGCCTGCTGCCGGTGGGCAACTGTAGTGCCCTGCAGCTCTCCGCCGAAACCGAAACCATCACCCAGCCCGACTACACCAGTCCCGGCGGGGGCAACGCCAACGAGATCCAGCGCGTGGGCGACGTCGGCATGAACATGACCATGCTCGAGCTGCGCCCCAGCAACCTGGCCATGGCCTTGCGCGGCAACGCCACCGAGGTTACCGGTACCAGCGTGACCGAAGAGGCGCATACCGCCTACCCTGGCGCCCTGGTACCGTTCGACCAGATCCCCGATCTTAACGAGACGGTGACCGTGACCATCGACCCGGGCGGCACCGCCACCACGGCTGTCGAGGGTACCCACTATGAGCGCACTCGTGCCGGCATCGTGATGCTGGAGCATCAGGACATCGAGAGCACCGGCACCGCGATCGCCGTGGACTACACCAGCCTGACCGCCGATGTGGTGGAGGCCATGACCAACTCCGGCGACGAGTTCGAGCTGGTGTTCGATGGCCTCAACGAAGCCGAGAGTGGTCGCGCCGTGGTGGTCACCGCGCACCGCGTCAAGTGGTCGCCTACCTCCGGGCTCGACTTCATCGGCGACGAGTTCGGTGAATTGCCCCTGGAGGGCTCGGTACTCTCCGACGCCGGCATCACCGGCGCCGGCCTGTCGCGATTCTTCAAGGTGGCTATGGCGCAGTAAGCCCCCGCCGCTACACCCTGTAAGGCCGGGACGCCCCGGCCTGTTATCCCCAACATCGGAGCTTGTGCGCCATGACTGACACCAACGAAGCACCCAAGACCAAGGATGTGAGCGTCACCCTCAAGAGACCCCATCGCCACCGCGGCGACCTCTACGCCAAGGGAGATAGCATTCGCTGCCGGCCGGACACCGCCGAACGGCTGAAAGAGAAGGGCATCGCCTGAGCCGAGGAGCCCGCACAGCGGGGCAACGGGTCGTAACAATTTGTAGACTAGTTACCTTGATTCTTAACAGGGTCATCCCTATCCTTCCGCTACACGCAGCGTGAAACCCGAGAACGACACGACTGCGACTCACGGAGGGTGATATGACTACCGCACGGGACATTGCTAACTATCTGTTAGTAAAGGCTTCTCAGGCTGAAGGTGAGGCGGCCAACATGTCCAACCTCAAGCTGCAGAAGCTGCTTTATTACGTGCAGGGGTTCCACACGGTGCTCCTTGAGCGGCCGGCGTTCGATGACCGCATGGAAGCCTGGCTGCATGGGCCTGTGCTTCCGTCGATCTACCGGGAGTTCCGCCAATACGGCAATGGGCAGATTCCGGCACCGCCCTCTGAAGTGGTCGACCAGATCGACGAAGACACCGCCGAGCTAATCGATGAGGTATTCAACGTCTACTCTAAGCACTCGGCGTGGCACTTGCGCAACTTGACCCACGAAGAGGATCCGTGGATCGACAACTACGACGACTCGGGTTCACAGGAGATCACCACGGACGACCTGGCAGCGTTCTTCCCCAGATTGCTTGCTTGAGTGAGGCGGCATGGGTAAAGGGAAAAGAGGCCGCATCAAGGATCGCGGTAAAGCCAAAAATGATCTGGCAGAGCGTCCTGCGGAGAGACGGTCTACCAATCGAGACACCCCTTGGTTCTGCTTTCACAAACTGCAACGGGGGCGTTGCATTCAGGACTGTGACCAGGAGCAGCAGGCGGCAGTAGCTGAAACACTGCGTAGGTTGAGCCAGCTCACGTGGGGTGAGATTAACCAAGCCCCCCGGCATGGGCTTGGATGCGAGAGAATTGATCGTGATTCCATACAGGTGGCGATACCGCCGTACATCACCGAGGAAGTCCAATTGCTATCGTTTCGCTGTCATGGACTTGCGCCGATGATTGGCTACCGACTTGACCGGGTATTTCATCTCGTTTGGATAGATAAAAATTTTGACGTGTACAATCACGGTTCATGAACCCCGCCCAGGCGGGGTTTTTCATACCCGGCTGGCGGGTCCGGGTAAGATAAGGTTTATCGGCCAGGCGACTCGCGTCACTCCAACTCGGAGCCTTCAACCCCGCCCGGCATGATCGTCAGTGAAGAGGCCTACGAGCGGGTCGCGCCAGATGAAGACGCCACCGCCGAATTCCGGCGCCGCATGCAACAACGCGACCCATAGCGGTCCCTAATACGATCTCTGAGCCCCGCCACCGAGCGGGGCTTTTCTTTGCCTGGAGGTAGGCCATGAGCCTGAAGGATCGCGCCGTTGAGCTGGTGCTGCGCGCCCGCAACCTACTGAGCCGAGATACCGATCAGGCCGCCGAGAGCGTGCGCGACCTGGGCGAGGGAGCGGAGCACCTGCGCGATCAGCTGCGCGGCCTGGAAGACCAGAAACAGCTGGTGCAGCAGTTCCAGCAGAGCACCAAGGCCACCGAGCGTGCCCGCCAGCAGTGGGAGCGTGCCGAGCAGCAGGTGGCCCGACTCTCCCAGGAGATAGAAGAGAGCGGCGAGGCCAGCGACTACCAGCGGCAACGCTTGGCACAGGCCCAGCGCGTGGCCGGCCAGGCTGAGGCCAGCTACCAGCAGCAGGCGGAGAGCGTGACTCGTCTCTCCGAAGATCTGCGCGCCGCCGGCATCAGCACCGAGAACCTCAGCGACGAGCAGATCCGCATTGCTCGCGAAACCACCCAGGCACGCCGCGCCCTGGCGGATTACAACGAAACTGTGGCTGATGGCGACGGGCGCCTGCGTGCGTTCGGCAAGCGCCTCGCCGCCGGGGCCGTCAGCTTCGCTAAGTGGGCGGCCGCGGGGGCCGCCGCCGGGGCCGCGCTTTCGGTGGGGCTGATCACCCGCTACACCGCCTCCCAGGCGCAGCTTGCCACCCAGCTCGACAACACCAGCGAGGCTCTGGGCGTGAACGCCCAGCGGTTGCAGGCCTACCAGTACGCCTTCCAGCGGGTCGGCATCAATGCCGACAAGACCGGCAGCATCCTCAAGGACGTGGCCGACAAGATCGGCGACTATGCCGCCACCGGCGGCGGTGAAGCCGCCGAGCTGTTCGAGAACCTCAACATCAGCATCGAGGAGCTGCAGCGCCTGGCCCCCGATCAGCAGCTGCTGGCCATCGGCGAGGCCTTGTCGCAGGTGCAGTCCCGCGGCGAGCAAGTCTTCTTCCTGGAGGCCCTGGCCGACGATGCCAGCCTGCTGCTGCCGCTGCTCGAGAACAACGCCGCCGGCCTGCGCGAACTCGCCGACGAGGCCAACAACGTCGGCGCCATCTACAGCCCGGAAGATCTCGAGCGGCTGCGCGAGACCAACCATGCGGTGGAGCGCCTGCAGGGGCGCTTCCAGGGGCTGCGTAACCGCCTGCTGGGCGAGCTGGCCCCGGCAGTGACCGAGGTGGCCGATCAGTTCGACGAGCTGCTCGAGGACAATCCCGGCCTGGTCGATGACCTGGCCACGGCCTTCGGCGGCCTGCTGCGCCAGACCGGCGACTGGATGCAGTACATCGTCACCAACCGCGAGAAGGTCGGTGGTGCCCTGCAGTCGCTGATCGACACGGCACAGTTCCTCGGCAACACCTTCACGGCGGTGTTCCGCGGTATCCAGATGGTGATCGCCGGCGTTCTGGCGGGGGCGGCCCAAGCCTATTCCCATGTCCGCAACCTGATGGAGAGCACTGCCGGCCTGCTCAATAAGCTGGGTATCGTCAGTGACGAGACCCTGGCCAGGATGCGTGCCCACTCGGAGGCCGCCCAGCAGGCGGTGCGCGACCTCGAGACCCAGACCGTCGAGTACGGGCGCCAGGCGCTGCAGGCGGGCAGGGATGCCGTCACCGCCTTCGATAACAGCGGCGCGGCTGCCAAGCGCGCGGCGGCAGCAGCGAGCGAGGCCGCCGAACAGAACGAGAAGATCAGCGCTTGGGCGGTAGCCGGTGCCCTGAGCGTTGCCCGGGCGGCCGAGGAAAATGCCCAGCGACAGACCCAGCTCCGAGACGAGATCCGCGCGACCGAGCTGGAGATCGCCAAGTATCAGCAGCGCCTGAACGACGACCCGTCGGGGGAATACGCCCGTAAGGTCCAGGAGCTGGAGGGGAAGCTAGGCGACCTCAAGTTGGAGCTGGCCAGCGTCACCCGCGAGGCCGGTGCCAACAGCCGCGCCATGGAGGCGGCTGCCGATGCCATCGGGCTCACGCTGGAGGAGCTGCGCACCGGCGTCAGCGACGCGGCCCGGGAGGCCATCGAGGGCTTCGATACCCTGGCACGCTCGGGGAAGCTCACCGGCGAGCAGCTGCAGGACGCCTTCCAGGCCACCTGGGAGAACCTGGATAGCCCGGAGGCGCGCGAGGCCTTCCTCGACAATATCCGCGAGATGGTCGAGGACGGCGTGGAGGGCGCCGGCAAGTGGCTGGCCGCCTGGCAGGAGGCGTTCCAGGGGCTGGAGGACGGCAGCACCGGGGCCGCCGATGCCCTGAAAAAGGTCAGCGACGCCGCGAAAGAGGCGGCAGAAAGCCAGGAGGAGAATGCCGAGTCCGGACGGAGCGTGCGTCTCAGCCTGGGCCAGATCCAGAGGGCCGCCGCCGGTGCGGCCGGCGGCGTTCGTGCCGCCTGGAAAGCCGTGGCACAGCAGGCCCGAGAGGCGGCGGCCGAAGAAGGTCGCGCCGCCGACAGCAGCCGAGATCACGCTGAGGCCGTGGACGAGCAGACCCGCGCCATGGAGGAGGCGGAGCGAGCCAGCCAACGCCTCAACGATTCCCTGGAATCCAGCATCGCCAGCATGCGCGAGCAGCTCGCCCAGCTCGAGGGTGATCAGGCGCGGGTGCAGGAGCTGCAGTACGACCGGCAGAAGCTCGAGCTTCAGCAGCAGCTGAACGAGGCCCGCGAGGTCGGCGATGCCGAGGCCCAGCGCAGTGCCCGCGAGGCACTGCGCTTGGCCGACCAGATCCACCAGAAGCGCCTGGACAACATCCGCCAGGAAGCCAGGGAGCGCGAACGTCAGGCAGAGGACGAGGCGCGTTCCCAACCACAACCGAGCGGTGCCGCTCGATCGGCAATGCCCCGGCAAGGCCCGCAGGTCGCCCAGCCCACGCGGCGCATCGAGGTGCTGGTCCGCGCCGAGACCGGCAATGCCCGAGTCTACGTCGATGACGACCGCAATGCCGAGGCCCTGATCACCGCCCTGGGCCGCGACGCCCGCCGCACATAGCAGGAACGCCCATGATCACCCTGACCCATGCCGGCGGCGTCATCACGCTGCCGGAGGATCTCGCCTGGCCGGATGAATTCGACTGGTCGCCGGTGGTGGCCAGCGAGCAGCGCACCCTGACCGGGGCGCTGATCGTCCAGAACAGCCGCCGGCAGAGTGGCCGGCCGATCACCCTGGAAAGCGCCGGGGCCAGCTGGTTTCCCCGGGCCAGCGTGGAGGCCCTGCAGGCGATCCAGCAGGCCGACGCCACCACCGTGGCCGCCGGCGATCCCGTCGCTCCGATGACGCTGGACCTGCACGGCCGCGCCTTCTCGGTGACCTGGCGCCGAGCGGGCGGCGGCAAGCCCCTCGAGGCGGTGCCGGTCTATCGCCTGGCCAACCCGGACGGCACCCACCCCTACCTGATCACCCTGCGGCTGATGGAGATCTAGCCCTATGCCGATCCTTCAAGGCGACATCAAGCTCCTGAAAAGCGAGCGCATGACCGACAACGCCGACGGCGGCGGTCGCATCACCGGCAACGAGATCCAGGACGGCCTCTCCAACGAGATCTTCAACGATGTCAGCGACCTCGACCGGGTGTACGGCCGCACCTCGCTGCGCAAGGTCTTCGGCGCCGTGGAGACCGACGACACCGACTACTACTTCGGCAGCCATGTGATCGTCGACCAGGCCCCGGACGACGACAATGTCGCCGTGCTGCTGTTCTCCACTGGTAGCGCCACCGACGAGCGGGCCAGCGCCCGCAACCGCATCGAGGGCTATGTGGTGGCCGGGCCGCTGACGCGCATGCGCCTGTATGGCGACCAGCTCGAGGGGCAACGCTCGCTGCTCGCCTACCAGCGGGTCGGTGAGACCCCACCCGACATCGGCGACGTGCTGTTGCTGGATACCGCCACCGGCGGCGATGCCGGCGACCAGCAGTTCGTGCGGGTGACCGGCGTGGAGACCCAGGACCAGGTATTCACCGACGGCCTGGGGGACTTCACGCGCCAGGTGCTGACCATCGAGATCAGCACGGCGCTGAGCACGCGCTTCCATGGTCACGAGCCGGTGCGCTCCAGCGCCACCCAGCCGGATACCCTGCTGCGCCAGACCCAGGTGGCCGATGCCTCGCAGTACTACGGCGTGAGCAAGCTGGCCCTCGCCGCCGGCCTGGGCGACAACCAGGTGCAGGTGGCCAGCGTCTACCAGCCCATCGTGCCCAGCACCCAGACCGAGAGCCCGGTGACCGACGTGCAGATCGGCGGCAACGTCGCGGTGGAGGTCGAGAGCGGCGGCATCACCCACGAGATCCCGCAGGTCGCCGAAACGTTGCAGATCGCCGTGGCCGTCAACAACCGTGGGTATTCGTACACGCGCAGCCTGCAGCCGCTGCCGGCCCCGGGCACCGTGGTGGTCGAGTACCTGGCGCTGGGCAAGTGGTACACCCTGCGCGATGAGGACGGTACCGGTGAGCTCAAGGGCGCCGGTACCGGTCAGGTCAACTTCGCCACCGGCAGCGTTTCGATCACCATGCAGGCGCTGCCCGACGTCGACTCATCCATCCTGATCTATTGGGGCACCCCGGTGCACTACGTCGACCGCGCCGGCTACGAGGTGCCCTTCGCCACGCCGTCGCTGCGCTTCACGCTCAACCAGGGCGGCGTGGTGCCGGGCAGCGTAACCGCCACCTGGCTGTCCGGCGGGGTAGAGGTCACCGCCACCGACGATGGCCAGGGCAATCTCACCGGCAGCGCGACCGGCCGCATGGTCTACGGCTTCCAGGATGCCACCAACGGCGACCGCGTCGGCGAGGTGTGGCTCGAGTTCGCCGATGGTGCCTGGCCGGATGCCAACTCGAACGTGGTGGTGGACTACGAATACGGCGCAAGCGACACCGCGACCTACAATCCGGCGAAGGACGGCAGCGGCTTCGTCCAGCTGCAGCTGCCCAACGCGCCGATCCAGCCGGGGTCGGTCAGCCTGGAATGGGTGGTCGAACACCGCGATGCCGAGGCCAGCGGCGGTACCATCACCGAGACCGCCTTCGAGGGCCTGCGAGCCGGGCGCATCAGCTGGCAGGAATACGGCGAGGCCGGCGGCTCGGCCAAGGACGTGGTCAGCCACTTCGACTCACGCTACGAGGAGAGCTCCAGGCTCACCTACATCGCCCGAGACGACGGTCAGGGCAACCTGCCGGGCTTCCAGGGCACCGTCGACTACGAGACAGGGCTGGTCACCACCCGGGTCGAGCTCGAGGGCAAGCTGCAGCGCTGGGATCGCAACGACGCCGACGGCGACGCCACCTGGAAGGAAGTCGAGGTCGGCGAGACCTTCGCCGATGGCTCGGCGGTCATCGCCCGCTGGCAGCCCCAGGTCATCGCCAGCACCATCGATAGCGTCTCGCTGAGCCCCAGCCCACTGGCCGTCGACCTGCTGCCGCTGCTGCAGGACCTGATCGTGCCCGGCACGCTGCGCTTCACCTTCCGTGGCGCCACCTATGAGGACCGCGACGGCAGCCTCTACCGGGATGTGGACCCGCAGACCGGCGCCGGCCTCTACAGCGGCACCATCGACTACACCGATGCCAGCGTGGTGCTCGAGGACTGGGGCGAGGGCGGCAGCAACCAGGTGGGCATCGCCAGCCTGGTCACCGTCTATGGCGAGTGGAACGTCAACGAGGTGTTCTTCCGCACCCCGGGCTCGCCCATCAAGGTCGGCGAGCTGACCCTGCTGGCCACCGCCGCGGATGGCGAGCTGCTCAGCGCCCAGGCGGACTTCGCCGGCGCCCTGGTCGGCGACTACATCGAGGGCACCGTCGACTATTCGACCGGTGTAGCCGACGCCCGCTTCGGCGAGCTGGTGGCGGACAGCAGCCTGACCACCGAGGAGAAGAACCAACCTTGGTACGACCCGGCCGACGTCGACGGCGACGGCAACATCTGGAAGCCGCGCGCGGTGCTGCCCAGCACCTGCCGCTTCAACACCGTGGTGCTCACCTCGCTGCCGCTGGACGCCGAGCTGCTGGGCCTCGACCCCGTGCGCCTGCCCCCGGACGGCCGGGTGCCCATCTACCGCCCGGCCAACGTCGCCGTGGTGCACCACACCGCCAAGACCGCCTGGCCGCTGGGTACCAACGCCGGTGACTCGCTGGACGTGGGCCGCACCCGCCTGGCCCTGCTCCATGTGGAAGATGCCGATGGCACCCGCCCGCCGGACGCCGACTACGCCGCCGACCTGGACGCCGGCACCGTGACAATCGACGCCGCGGCCGACCTTTCCGGTTATGTGGAGCCGCTCTACGCGGTGCACCGCGTCGAAGACCTGGTGCTGATCAGCGACGTGCAGATCGGCGGCACCCTGACCCTGGTGGGGCAGCTTTCCCACGACTACCCCGCGGACGAGACCCTGGTCAGCTCCGCGCTGATCGGCGGCGACCTCCAGGCCCGCGTGGCCAACTTGTTCGATCAGACCACCTGGACGAACGAGTGGAGCGACGACCTGATCGGCGACGAGACCACCGCCCAATTCAATGCCACCACCTACCCGATCACGGTCACCAACCGGGGCACCATCACCGAGCGCTGGGCGATGATCTTCACCAGCAGTACGACCTTCCGCGTGGTAGGCGAGAGCGTCGGCGAGATTGGCACCGGAGACATCAACACTGAACTGGCAATCCATAACCCCAATACCGGCGTGCCCTACTTCACCGTGCCGCTGCTGGGCTGGGGCACCGGCTGGGCGGCCGGCAACGTGCTGCGCTTCAACACCATCGGCGCCAACACCCCCATCTGGATGGCCCGCACCGTGATGCAGGGCGAGGCTCAAGGCAACAATTTCGAGTTCAGAATTCAAGTTCGCGGCAATGTGAATGCCGACTAAGGAGAGAACGACATGGCGGATTTTCCGGTTAAGTGGTACAGCCATGACATGGAGGGTGCCCCCGTCCTCATGTCCCTGGAGCTTGGTACCGTTAAGGCGTTACTACAGACGATTCTGGTGACCGGCTTTAACCAGAAGACGGTAGACACCCTGACCTACGACGCCGAGAGCGGCGAGGCGACTGCAGAAGTGTCAGCGGGGCACGGCTACTCCCCCTACCAGATTGTCGAAATAGCGGGTGCTGATCAGTCCGATTACAACGGGCAGTGGCGGGTAGTCAGCACAACGCCCATCTTGGTTAGATTCAAGATAGACACCGTCCCAGAGAGTAACGCGACCGGCCCTGTGACCATCAAGACGCCCGGCGCCGGGTGGACCATGCCTTTCGAGTCTGGTGATGGCCTTCGGGCGGTGTTTAAGCCAGACAATGATGCTGGATCGCAATGCTACTTCTATGTCGATAACACCGACCCGGCAACCGCTGACTTCATGGACGGTCATGACTATGACTCCTACCGAGGTGCCGTGCTCGTCCGGGGCTGCGAGAGCGTGGTGGACATTGATACCCGTGGGCACGAATTCGGCGATGGGCTCATTACCAAGGAGGTGGCCGATACCACTAATGACACAGATGAACGGCGTGGCTACAGGGTGGTGGCTGACCACAGGGCCGTCTACATCAACTTTCACGACAGTTATCACCCGGATGCGTCGGACAGCCAGTCGGCGATACTCGCCTTTGGTGACCTTGTCAGCGTCAGGAGCAGCCACCGGGATGCCTTCATCATCCTGAACAGCCCAGAGGATACAGACCCGCCCCCTTCCTTCTTCGGAGACTTCAACCAGTCCTCCTTTAAGCGTATTTCGTCAGGATTGATGGCGTCGGAGAGGGACGTGCCAATGATATTCCGGGCCTTGGTCTCTAACACCAAGGAGGTGGCTTTTAGGCCAGACCCCTACAACCCTGTGGTGGAGGTGTCCGACAAGGTGACTGCCGTGGCCTATGACTCATCGACGGGCCAGTGGGTAAAAGCGGGATACGTGCCGGGGCTTGCCTATTCCCTAAGCGGCCCCAGCATGGAGGACCGCGTTTTTTTGGAGCTTGACGACACCTTGTATTTGGCATTGCGGCACAACTCGGGGGAACAGCCTAAGTACAAGTCCACTGCGGCGGGGGAATACGAAAGGCCCTACCTTTCCCTTTTCAACCTTGATTCCTGGCGGTAAGGGGGCGAATTATGGCACTGACATACCCACCGACATCCGGCTATAAGTACCACCAAGACAAAGGTTGGGGCTCTGACGGGGAGTATAATCGCCTGACCATCTCACCTGCCCCACCAGAGAAAGACGGGCTCATACAGCCGTTTTCCATGGACTTCTATCTGTACATTCATTCTTTGCCACTAAATGCTACCGTTCTCTCGACCATTGCGCCCGGTAGCTCATGGACAGAACCAGGGTTTATTTTTTATGTGAGGTCGGGCACAACAACCGAGGGGTTCCACGTAGGCATAGACAACCAGTACGACAGGGCAGGGGACCCCGAGATTGGGGTTTGGATGCACATAGAAATAACCTTCGACGGGTCGTCTCTAAAACTCTACAAGGACGCCGTGGAAACCGCGTCTACTTCAGTCTCCACGCCAACCGCGGGGGAGGGGCTTATTTCAACAACAGGCGGGATAAGTAATGTTGCCGATGTTGAGATAAACAACTTACGAATGTGGGACCACGCTAGAACATCGGCCCAGGTGGCCGACGACATGGTGACCGACTACGGAGCCGGGAAGGCAGGATTGCTTGCGGGATTTTCTCTGGATTCTTCCGACTATGCCGTGACGGCTGAATACGGCGAGGGGTCCGCACTTTTGGAGCACAACCCTAAGCCTGCACCCACATTCAACTACTTGCCCAGCAACTGGATGCAGAGGCCGCTCGTGCCTTCCACAAGGTTGGTATACGAAGACCTGACCCCGGAGGAACCCACCTACCTTGGTCAAATCAGCGGCACCGTGACCGTCAAGGGTGACCCGTCCGCCCAGCGGGTGCTGGCCTTCGTGCGCTCGACCGGCAAGAAGGTGGCCGAAACCACCAGCGCCAGCGACGGCACCTACACCCTGACAGGGCTCGATCCCGATGCCGCCCACTACGTCGTGGCGCTGGACAAGAACCTGGAATACAACGGCGTGATCGCCGACAACATCGTGCCGGAGGTGCCGGCATGATGGACATGGCCCTGGCGATCAAGAACGCCCGCCTGCAGGCGATCGCCGATGGCGTCGATGCTGCCGGGCAGGGGGCGACCTTCACGCTCTACACTGGCCCCCGGCCGGCGAGCGCCAACGAGGCGGCCACCGGGACCGAGCTGGTGGCGCTGCCGGTCCCGCTGCCGTTCGCCGATACCATCGAGAATGGCGTCCTGACCGGGAACCCCATGGTCGAAGCGATGGCCACCGGCGATGGTCAGGCCGGCTGGGGGCGCCTGCGCGACGCCGCTGGCGTGGCCGTGATGGACCTGGACGCGGGCGAAGAGGGCAGCAGCAAACCGGCCACCCTGCCCGCTACGCAGATTTATGCCGGCATGCTGATCGAGGGCGTCTCCGTCGTATTGGCCGAGCCATAAGGAGGCCCCGTGGCCCGAGACCTTCCCCTGTGGCAGCCGCTGGAAGATTATGACGCCCAGGCGGTAACCCTGGACTTCACGAGCGAGAGCGTGGAGCCCTATGTGCCGCCCTACACCGCCCCGGCTGCTGGCAGCGTCGACCTGGATTTCTGGGGCGACTACAGCCCCGGCGAGTCGCTCGACACCCGCCTGGCCTTCGAGGCCACCACCTACCGCTACCAGCCCCCGGGCGCCCAGGCGGTGGACCTGGATTTCAGCGGCCTCTACACCGCCCCGGCGGCCGGGAGCGTGGTGCTGGCATTCGGCGGGGAGGGGGCCGACCAGGACGACACGGTACCGTTGTCGATCGGCGCCACCCTGCCGGGCCTGCTGGCCCAGGTGGCCCTCGAGGCCCGCAACACCGTCAAGGTGCAGGCGACCCTGCCCCAGCTGGTGCCGGCGGTCCAGTTGGCCGGCGATATCAACGTCTACCGCGACCCCATGGCCCAGGCCGGCGACCGCGTCGAGCAGGGCCGCCTGCTGCACCCCACGACCGGCAGCCGCTACGGGGAGAGCGCGCGTCAACGCCGCCAGGTGCCCGGCCGGTACCAACCGGGCGACCGTCGCCAGGCCTCCACCCGCCAGCCTAGCCGGCCGCTTGCCGACAGCCAGGCCATGCGACGCCTGGTGGCCGAGCAGGCCAAGCCCCGGGGGCGGCACCTGACTGGCGACAACCAGGCGCTGCCGTTGCAGGGGCACCGCCACCGGTCCGTGGCCGAGCAGGCAATGGCCGCCAGCGCGCGGCGCGGCGTGCTCAACCACTACCTGTCGGCGCGGCGCCGTCAGTTCGGCATGCCCTACCAGCAGGCCGCCGCGATTCTGGCTCGCCACTGGGGGGAGGCCTGGCAGGCAGCCCAGTGGCAGCCCGTGGCCTGGCGCGGCCCCTATGAGCAGGCGACCCGGCCTGGGCCGGGGATCACCCCGCCACCCGAGCCACCCGAGCCCCCGGCCGAGCCCGATTGGCCGCCTCCGCTCCCCGAGTTCTACCGTGGGACGCCGGACCTCGATTTCTGCCGGGCATTGCCTGTGGCCTCGGATCTGGATCTGGGCAGCGATCCCTGTGCCGAGCCGCCGGATGACGGCGACGTCCCCATCCAGAGGACCTATCTCGTGAGCAACTCCGCTTCCCTGACGCTGGTGGCCACCGGCCAGGCCCTCGACGCCAGCGCGATCTCCGTGGCCATCGACGCCGATTCCTGGGCGTGGGAGCTGCGCGCCACCCTGGTCGGCGAGACCAGCATCGCCGCCGTGCGCGATGCGGCACAGCCCTGCGAGCTCGAGGCCACCCTCAACGGCCACACCTGGCGGGTGGTGCTCGACAGCTGGGGGCGTGGCCGCCAGTTCGGCAGCATGGCGACCATCACGCTTGGCGCTCGCAGCCTGGCCGCCTACCTGGGCGCGCCCCATGCGGCCCCGCGCAGCTACGTGGAGACCAATGATCGCACCGCCCAGCAGCTCGCCGAGCAGGAGCTGCCCCTGGGCTGGACGCTGGACTGGCAGATCGACGACTGGCTGGTCGACGCCGGCGCCTGGCACTACACCAACCGCACGCCGATCGAGGCGATCACCGCCATCGCTGCAGCCGCCGGCGGGGTGGTGCAGGCCCACCCCAGCGAGCCGACGCTGATCGTGGCGCCGCGGTACCAGGCCCCGCACTGGGCCTGGAGTAGCGAGACGCCGGACGTGACCCTGCCGCTGGACGTGCTGACGCGCCTGGGCAGCGACTACCGGCCCGCCGAGACACTCAATGGCGTATACGTCTCCGGCGAGACCACCGGCGTGCTGGCCCTGGTCAAGCGCACCGGTACCGCCGCCGATCGTCTCGGCGAGATGGTCGTCGACCCGCTGGTGACCCGCCAGGCCGCTGCCCGCGGGCGGGGGATCGCCGTGCTCTCCGCCAGCGGCGACCAGTCCCGGGAGTCCCTGCAGCTGCCCGTGTCCGCTGACATCGCCGGCCTGCTCGCCACCGGCCAGCTGGTCCGCGTCGATCCCGCCGGCGACGACTGGCGAGGCCTGGTGCGCGCCGTCAGCATCGATGCCGGGCTGGATGGCGATGGGGCCCTGACCATCAACCAGACCGCCGAGGTCGAGCGTCACCTCGAGGAGACCGCCTGATGCGCAATCTCTACCGCCAGTTCCTGGAGCTGATCCCCCATGACCCGCTGCAGGTGGGCGAGGTCACCAGCCACAACGCCGACGGCACCAGCACCCTGCAGCTCCCCGGCGGCGGAACGCTCCGCGCCAGGGGGCAGGGTGTGGCTGTGGGGCTGAAGGCATTCGTGCAGGCCGGGGAGGTGAAGGGCGAAGCCCCGGCGTTGACAGATGTGACGGTGGAGGTGTGAGCTCTACCTGTTTTCAGAATCAGGATATTCTAAGCCGCGACGAAGGAATTCAATTTCTTCGTAGTGATGAATTATTAAAGTGGCAGGGTTTGATGATTCTTGACTGTAGTGTCTTAAAGCAGAGCCGATTACTAGTGTTTCTTTGTCAAGCCTTCTTTGTAGGTTGAAGATTGTTTCTTTGGTCCTTTCTGTTTCATCCCTTCTTGCTCTGTAAATTGCTTTCTCAACCTCGTCGTCTCCTATGTAAAATTTTTCATCCCCGTTCTTCGATACGCTCATCTTCAAGGTTTCTTTCTGAAGGGAGTTGTATTTCGCTTTGTTTGATGCGTATTGGTGCGCCCTCTTTGAGAATCCCGATCGTTTTATGTATACATCAATGAGTTGCCATATTGTATAATCTCTGCCAGCTAGGAATGCTGGCTTTAGAAAAGCTGCTATGGCAAAAGTGAAGGCTGCGAAAATTGTCAATGTAATAGGGTTGTCGATAAAAACGCCCATAAAGACCCTCCTTGGTTTTGACTTCAGTTTAACGGTGGTTTGAGTAAGAACGCCTCAAGGACGGGGCTGGTGGTGACTTTTGACGGAATGGCTAATTGAGGCCACAGGTTGATTGGTGCTCTGAGGCTCATCACAGATCACAAGAATATGGGGATGTAAGAACCAAAAGATGCAACCAGCGTACCAAGGCCTGTTAGAAATATACCTTGGAATTCGCTTGTTAGCTCGTTTTCTAGCTTCCGCTTCTTTCTGTTCTGAGCCTCCTCTTTGATTTTTTCAGCTTCCCCATTCTTTACTGGGGTGCCAGTCATTCCTGTTGTCTGACCTACTTCCTTCTCGAAGTTCAAGTACTTCTCGATTGTTGAGAAACGAACCGTCTTGAGTAATCCAAGTATTGTAACTACTCCACCAAAAGAGGCGAATAATGACATATTCTCTAGCTGCTGACCCCAGTAGAAAGATAAAAGCAGTGAAAGTAATGAGAAAATATAGGTAAAGCCCGAGTTTATAAATGCGTTAAGTGCTCGAGAGACTATTAGCTTTGTGTTGCTGAGTTCCATCTATTGAGACCTTCATCCTTGGTTTTAAGTTGACGCTTAACCGCCCCCTCTGGCCCTGGCCCTTCACCAGTCGCCACACACTTTACTGCACGTCTTCGCAGAAAACGAGGAGGTAGGCGGCGATCCGCGGCGAAGGCAGAGCTACCCCTTGAGCTTCAGCGGCTTGCGCCACTAGAGGATGCAGTAGCTGTTGGGCATTTCAGGCTAGAGTAATGAGACGACCTTGCATATGTAGTCTTTCTCGCGAACTTCAATGATTTCAAGCGATAGGTCTTGCGGCTTTGCCTGCTCCCCATCACTCAGATCGACCATGCGATGGAAATCGCGCTTTTCGCCAACAGCTAGTCTTTCCTTGAAAGCGCTGTGCGGCATTGCCGTAATGCTGTCAATTTCATAAGCCAT